TGTTGCCTGGCCAGGACGATGGAACACCGGATTGAAGAGACGCAGCTGGTCACCCGCAAATCTGCGCGCGATCAGATCCACCTTTCATGGAACTACCAGTGCGCTTACTGCGGCGACGAGCTAAACCGCAGCCCCACCCTTGACCATGTAGTGCCCAAAGCACTCGGCGGCATTCATCACCGCACCAATCTCGTCAGCTGCTGCCTGATGTGCAACAGCCAGAAAGGCCACAATCATTGGGTGGATTGGTATCGGCAACAACCGTTCTGGTCAGCTGAGCGCGAGTGGGCAATCGTCCAGTGGCTCAGCGGCTGCTGCTAGCTGATCGGCGTAAAGACTGCGCAGTTAGGCGCAAACCTGCCACCAGTTTGGCGGCACTCGGGGATGTCAATCTCACACCGGCCGCGGCCGCCAGGTGTCCAGTGGATGCAATCCCAACACATCACCTTGGCATCGGGCTCCACCGGCCGCGCCTTAGCCTTGAATGCCGCATAGTGCCAGTGGCCGCGCTCCATTGCCTGGCGCAGGTCAACCGTGCCGGTGTCAACCACCAGATGGTGCTCAGGCTTTGGCCCGATTGTGATGTGCGCGTGCCACGTCTGGCTCGACCGCTCGCAAATTAAAAGCAGGCGGCCAGCGTGTAAGGAAATCATTCGTCTTCGCCGTGCGCTGGCTGGTGATAAATACGCTCAAACACCATGCTGAGTGGATCTTGCTCCTGCTCCATGCTGCGCTCAAACACAGCGCGCGCAATCGGATCAGTTTGATCGGCAGCAAAAAACACGTCTGGCCAAAACTTATCTTTCACCACCAGCAGGCTCACCCGTGGGCTGTGGTGCAACACCCAAATCGCTAGGCGATCCAGCAGTGATAGGTTGGGGAGGATCATGGCTCTAGTTTGGCAAGTAACCGGGTGAGATACCACTGGGCCTTTGCGGCATCTTGAGCAGGGTTACCCTTGCCCCACATGCGCAAAAGATACTTGAGCGCCTGCCATTGCAGCGCGCCCAGTATCGGATCGGGCGCGTGCTGCACCGCATCCTCGATCACGTCGATTGCTTCAAAGCGGCCGGCGGTGTAGTGCTCAGGATGATTCACTGGATCGTTCATGCCGTCAGCTCGTCATATGGGGTGGAGACCAGCTGCCAGCGCTCACGCATTACAAGCTGGCCACCTGTTAAAAAGTTGCGCATCGTGCCGCGTGGGATGCCGTGACGGCGTGCCCAGTCCCATCGCTGGGTGACAGTCACGCGATGCGGCATTCGCGTTCGCAGATCACGCAACACCCATGCAGGCTCGGCATCTATAGGCGGCTGTTCATCGTGCTGGCGCGCCACCCACCAGACCCAGGTCCCGCCACCGTTGCCGACGCTGATACGGCGCAGAAGATGTTGATCCTCGAGCTTTCGCAGCGAACGGTTGAGCGTGGCGCGATCGGTGCCAAGCTGCTCAGCCAGATTGGATAGGTCAGGCCAAAACGCTGGGGAAAGCTGCTCGAGCTGCACCAGTACCAGCAGCAGCTCGGGGCGGTAACGGCGCCGCAACTGCGCCAAGAACTCCGAATGGATCACGCCCACCTCCCGAGCACATATCGACGACAGACGGCAATGCACTGCTGAGCGTGTTTCTCGGCAAGAATGCTTTCAGTGCCACCGATAGCCGTCACGCAGGCAGCGTGAAGTTCTGGGTAGGAGGTGTCCCTGCAGTTGGCGGCGATGTCGCGGCAGAACTCATCCCACAACCCGGTGTAGGTGCCGCAGATGCGGCCGCTGGAGGCATAAAGCGCGTCAAGCATGTCGGCGCGCTGCTGGTCAAGTTGAACGCGGATCATTGTTGGTCTTGCAATGCTTGACGGATCATGAGCAACTCCTTGCGGCAGGCAGCAGCCTGCAAGCCATGAAGATTGCCTAGCAGTTCTAGACGCAGATCAAGCAACGAGCACAGCCGCAGCCGTTCATCCTGCTGGCCTGCTCTGTAAAGGCTGGAGTCGGTGATCAATGCCTCCAACTTGGCGCGGTGGTCAGTCATTGGTCTCGGGGGTGGGGATGGCGTGGTGGGGGGGCCAGTCATTGCTCCAGATGTCGTCGATGTTTTCAGGGTTGAGCCATTCCAGCTCTTGCCACCACGGCATCCATGTGAGCGCAGCCTTGGCTTTGGCATCGGTCAAGCTGTGCGCCCAGATGCACTCGATCACATTGGCTGAGCGGATCTGGAAGTAGAAGCGCCGCATCTTGGTGGTGGTGATCATGGCTTCAGGTTGCTGTGGCAAGCAGGGTGGTTTTGATGCGCCAGCGTGGCCTGATCACGGCCGCCGGCATAACCGGCTGCGTATATAGCAAGCAGCGTCACCAGTGCGGTGATGCGGTTGACCCAAGGATTGGTGATCATGATGCAAGCGCCTGACGGACGCGGTAGCGGGACAGGTTGAGGCGGTCTGCAATGGCGCGCTGGCTAAGGCCGGTGCTGCGCAAGATGCGGATGCGGCGATTGTCGGAAGCAGTGAGCCAGTCGATCAAGGCGACCATCACTAGCAGTGGCAGCAGCAGCTTCCAGATCAAAAGGAAAGTGGTAGCAATCATGGTGATGCGTGGGTGGAGGCGGTTGCCTCCGATGCGTGAATCATACACCGCAGGCGGCGCATTACGCCATCCCCTCTGTCACAATCCGTGACGTGCGTCGGCCCGTGCCGATGATCGCTCGTTTGCTTCCTGCGTCAGGTTTGACCGCGGGTCCTGCGCTTCTTCATGGCTTGCACGCATCCGCGTGTGACCCACCGCTAAATCAATTGGCACACGCAGCACCGGCTTTCGCGAATGCCTAGCGCTCCATCCCACTACATAGTCCGGCACCGTCACCTCCACCGTGTACCAGACATGGCCGCAGTTCTCGCAAGCGCGTTTGCGCACCGTTTGATCAGCCATCTGGCTATTGGTCACCACCGCACGGTGGCGAAGGTGACTGCACGCTGGGCAATTCATGGGCAACATGGGGCAACTTGCCCCGGACTAATGAACTTCGGTCAATGGATGGTGGTGGACATCCCACCCGAAAAGTTGTTCAAGATGGAAGGTCAATGCCGGGCACTGCAGGCCACAGGCGAAACCGGCAAGCTTGCAGCTTCCCTGCTCCGCCAGACTTACTACCAACAGGAACTACTCCAAGCGGCGGTCAATGAGATCGCGCGCCTGGAGCTGCAGCTGATGTGACCTAGAACAGGTCCGCCTCGTCGATCTCGCCGGTGACGCCGCCGGTTGCCTTCGCCAAGCTGGCAGCAGCAGCTGGCAACGGTCCCGAACCGTATGGCTCGTCGGCAGCAGCGGCCAGCCTCTCCTCAATCCCCTTCTGGGTCTTGTAGTCCGGCTCGATCGTCAACCCGAGATACTTCACACCCGACTGGCTGGTGTTGTTGTAGCCCGTGATCCGCACCGGGATTTCACCTTTGTCGTTCGGCTCGGCGTTCATCACATAGCTGGCAAACGCCATCCGATCCTCCTCCTTGATGCCAAACACGCCATCGACATCGGGATATTTCTTCCCGGCGTCGTAGCGATCGCCAAGCCGTTGCTGCAGCTTCTCAGGTGTGTTCTTGAAGATGGCGCCTTTAGTTTTGAAAGTCACGTTTGTTCGTGGGTAATGGTGTTGGCCTTTTCGTATTGCTCCACCTCGGCCAGGGGATAGAGCACGCGCCCTTCAATGCGCACATAAACTGGCCCGGTTGATTGCCGGCGCCATCGCAGCAAGGTCTGACGATGGATTTGCCATCGCGCTGCCAGTTGCTGATCTGTCAAAAACTCAGAAGATGTCTTCGTCATCGTTGGGCACCTCCGCAATCTTTTTGTTTAAATCAGCCACCTCCAGCCGTGGCTCAGCAGTTACCGTCACCGGCTCAATGTCCATCACCTCCTCTTGAGTCTGGATGCCAACCAGCAGCTCGGGAATGAACAGCCTGCCCCAGAATGCCGCGGCTCGGTAACGGATCATCAGATCAGGCATTGTTGCCCACTTGCTGCCGCTTTTGGTTGCCCATCCTTCACGCTTGGCCATCGCCATCGTCACTTCAGGGCCGCGCAGCTCCTCACCGGTCCGCAGCTCAGTGGCTACGGCGGTGCAGGCCAGCGTGTCGCCTTTGCCGCTGATGTCATACCGCAACGGGCTAAAGCGTCCGCAGCCGTTGACCAGGCCGATGATGAACTGGCTGCTCCAGCTCGGGCGGCCGTGGATGATATGCAGATTTTGCATAACCATCAGCGGGTCCATGCCCATCCGCCGGCTGATGTTCAGCGCCACCAAGCAGTTGGCGTAACCCGCCTGCCCTTGAAACTGCTGCGGAATCAACGTGCTGCTAGCCAGCGCCTTGGCGATCCGCTGGGCTTCCTCAAACGCTTGGATGCCGCTGAACACACCCTGCGGCTGTGTTGTTGTCAGTGCTGTGCTTTGGTCGGTCATCAGTAAGTCTCGATCTCGGTGGGTGTAGGTAGTGATCCATCAGGTCGCGGTCGCATCCATGGCGGCAGGCTGATGGGTTCGATTTGATCGCTGTAACCGGGCCACGCGCCAGCCGCTTTGCAGGTGGCAAGCACGTCGAGGTCGCGGGCTGCTGCCTCGTTGCCGATCTGGATCATCTCCGCATCGGCGGCGTACACCGCGCAGGCGTACGGCGCCTTCTTCTCAACGCAGATGAAGATGAACTGATCCGGCCGGGTGCCGGTGGCCTGCTCGATGCCATTCAGATACCAAGCCGCTTGGACGTGGTAGCGCCAATTGGCGATCGACTTGCGGAATCCAGCCGGGCTTGCATCCTCAGTTGTCTTCAAGTCGATGATCAAGCTGCCGTCATCGGTCAGCCAATCCGGGCGGCACTTGCACTGAAGCCCGGTGGCGGCATCGTCCCACATGTGGGTGGTCTCAGCCTTGCCCGGCAAGCCCAGCAGCATCGCCGCGGCTGGGTGGCTGTAGACCGCATGGCCCATCCGCATCACCAGCTCGGCATCAGCGCGGCTCAACACCGTGCGACCGGTAGCAGCGGTGGTGAACACCTCCCACTCGGCCTTGCCCATCTTGGTGCGACGGTCGATGCTCTCGGGTGCAATCGCATAGCGCGAGTCCCATTGGTCCAGCTCTAAGACATGGGTGTGAACGGCGGTGCCGATGGCCATGGCCGGCGTGGTTTCTCGCGGCTGGCGATTGGGATCGAGGAAGGATGCCCAGTAGTGCAACGGGCTGCGGGCCACCTGGTCGAGGTGGCTTTTACTGACCGCTGGGTGGGCGTGGTAGTCGGTGTTGTCCATTGCTGGGTGCAGGAGCTATCATCCTATGGCATCGACGCGCATTGTGCAACTCCGCCCCTATCAACAGCAAGCCATCATCGATCTGCGCATGGCCTATCGCAACGGCGCACGCGCCCCATTGCTGGTGGCCCCGACCGGGGCTGGCAAGACCATCATCCTGGCGGCCATCACCCAGGGCGCAGCAGCCCGTGGTCGGCGCGTCCTGATCCTCGTCCACCGCCGTGAGCTAATCCATCAGGCCAGCGCAAAACTGGCAGCTATCGGTGTCGATCATGGCGTCATCGCAGCAGGTATCCCTCCTGCAAACGCACCAGTGCAGGTTGCATCGGTGCAAACGCTCATTCGTCGCCTTCAGCACGCCGCCCAGCCTGATCTGATTGTGATCGACGAGGCACATCACGCCGTCGCTGGATCATGGCGCAAGGTGATTGATCACTGGCCCAACAGCCTGCTGTTGGGTGTCACCGCCACCCCGGTCAGGCAAGACGGCCGCGGCCTTGGTGCCATGTTCGATCGATTGGTGCTCGGGCCATCCACGGCCAGGCTGATCGCCGGCGGCTACCTCGCGCCTGCCCGCATCTATGCCCCACCACCAGTGGCAGATCTCGCCGGCATTCATCGCCGCGCTGGTGATTACGCCATTGATGAGGCCGCCAACCGTATGGATCGACCCACCGTCACCGGTGATGCGATCAGCCACTACCAACGCATCGGTGTAGGTCAGCGTGCAATCGCCTTCTGCTGCAACGTCAAGCACGCCACATCCGTCTGCAATGCCTTCAATGCCGCAGGTATTGGCTCAGCCACCCTTCTAGGAAATACAACCGACCGCGATGCCCTAGTGACCCGCTTCGCAGCCGGTGAGATCCAGGTGCTCGTCACTGTTGACGTGGTGTCCGAAGGCTTTGACTGCCCCGCAGCGGGCTGCGCAATCTTGCTACGCCCTACCCAGTCCCTTGGCCTTTACCTCCAACAGGTTGGTCGGGTGCTCAGGCCGGCGCCAGGAAAGGCCGCGGCGATTGTGTTGGATCACGTCGGCAACGTTCACCGCCATGGTTGGCCCGATGATGCGCGTGACTGGACCCTTGCAGATCAGGAACGCCGTACCCGATCTACAGGTCAACCAGCGCCATCAGTGCGCACATGCCCCGAATGCTTTGCAGCATTCAAGCCGGCGCTCATCTGCCCCGCATGTGGCGCATACTGCGCACCACCGCGCCGCGTGATCCGCCAGCAGGATGGTGACCTACAAGAGCTGAAGCGCGAAACGGTCCAGCAACGTGTCACCGAACGCAAAAAGGCGCAAACCCTTCAGCAGCTCATCGCCGTCGGTCAGGCACGCGGGATGCGCAACCCCGTCGGCTGGGCCAAGCACGTCCACAATGCAAGGCAGCATGCGGGCCGCCCATGACGCTGCGCATGATCGACACCTTTTCAGGCATCGGCGGCTTCTCGCTTGCGGCGCGCTGGCTTGGCGGCTTCCAGACCGTGCAGTTCGTTGAATGGAACCCCTACTGCCAGCAAATCCTTGCTCACCAGTTCCCCGACATCCCGATCCATGACGATATCTCAACCTTCAACCCTCAACCGGGAACAGCTGACGTTGTTTGCGGTGGATTTCCCTGCCAAGACATTTCAGTCGCAGGCAAACAGGCCGGCATTGCAGAAGGCACCCGCTCCGGCCTCTACCACCAGCTCATGCGAGTCGTTCGCGTGGTTCGACCCCGATACGTCGTCCTGGAAAACGTCGCAGCGATCACTTCTAACGGGTTGGGAGTCGTTCTCGGAGAACTGGCTGCGGCAGGGTTTAATGCGGAGTGGGCGTGCATACCGGCAGCGGATCTGGGAGCCTGCCACAAACGCGATCGCTGGTGGTTGGTTGCCTACGCCAACGACGACCACCTCCAAGCAGGGAGTGGGCAGCTACAACGGGAAGGGTCGGCCATTGCTGGCGGCAGCAGTCAACTTGCCTACACCCAATGCCAGCGATGCGTTGAGGGGCCGGGACGTGGCACGCAGCAGGCCGGACGACAAAGCCCGCGAGCTGGCGACGGTGCTGCGCGATCAGATGCTCCCGACGCCAACGACCAACGACAGCAAGAACACAACCTTGCCACCGTCGCAGATCGAGCGGGACGGGCTAGCTGGCGCCATGCTGCGCGATCCCTCAATCCCGACTGGCGGAGCTATGTGTCTCAACCCGTCCTTCCTCGAGGAGATGATGGGCTTTCCCATCGGGTGGACCGCATCCACGCCTTAGGCAACGCAGTTGTGCCGCAAGTTGCGATGATCCCTTTGCAGCGCGTTCTGGATCTCCACCATGCCGAACGGTGAAACCACCCTGCAGCAGCAGATCCGCCTCGCGCTGGGCACCCGCCCCGATGCCCGCCTGTTCCGCAACCAGGTCGGCAGCCTCCCCGATCCCCACACCGGCCGGCTTGTCACCTTTGGCCTGCCCCGTGGCTCCGCTGACCTGATCGGCTGGCGCACCGTGTTGGTGACCCCCGACATGGTCGGCACCCGCCTGGCCATCTTCACCAGCATCGAGGTCAAGACACCCACCGGCCGCATCCGAGCCGAGCAGCAGGCCTGGATCGAGGCCGTCCACCACGCAGGTGGCATCGCTGGCATTGCCCGGTCTGTTACGGATGCTCAGCTCCTGCTCTCCAACCTGCCGACCTATACGGCAAGATAAGTCGGCTAATCCCCCACCCATGACCACCCACCCGCTCATTGCTCAGCTTCAGGCTCTACCTGATGCATGGGCCTTCGTCGCAGTCGGCAACGACAAGCGTCCCTACCAGCCCGAGTGGCAAAAGCGGCCACTCAACAAGGACCAGCTAGAAGCCGAAATCCTTGCCGGCCGCGCCGTTGCCGTTGGCGTCATCGCTGGCCCGCAATCCGGTGGCCTGCTCTTCGTTGATCACGATGGCCTCGGCGCATCCGAAGTGCTCGAGCAGATCGGCGCACCCCTTCGTGAGCTGCCCAAATCATGGGCCGTCACCTCCGGCCGTGATGCCCGCCTACAGATCATCTATCAGGTGCCCGAGCCGTTCTGGCCCACCATCAAAACCACCAAGCTTCGATCCTCAATAAAGGGCGAGCAGCTGGAGCTGCGCTGGGCTGGTTGCCAATCCGTTGTTGCAGGTGCTCACCCGATCACCGGCGCCTATCGCTGGGTCAAAGGTCGCAGTCCATCCGATCTACTCATCGCAGTCGCACCTTCCACCCTGCTCCAGCAGATGCTGCGCCAGCATTCAGACCCCACACCATTGCTCCGGCTGCCTGAATCAGAAAGTCAGCGCGCCCGTGATTTCATTCAGCGCATCCCCGCAGCTGATGCCGATGACTACGACGCATGGGTCAAGGTCGGCATGGCGCTTCACAGCGTTGGTGATGACAGCCTTCTCAACGACTGGATCCATTGGTCCACCGCATCAGGCAAGTTCGAGCCCGGTGCATGTGATTCCAAATGGCGCACCTTTAACGGTCACGGCGTCACCCTCGGCACCCTTGCACATCTTGCCGGCCATGAAAAAAGCCGCCCGGTTGCATCCAAGCGGCAGTCAGCTTCCCACCCACAGGAGCATCAACCCCTTGATCCTACACCGCGATCCGACAAGCTCCTCAAGCTTGAATCAAACGAACTCCTATCACTCTTACGCCAACAGCTAGCCGATCGTCTTCGCTGGAACGTCTTCACCCAGACCATTGAGCTGGATCAAAAACCCATCGAGCGCATCGAGCACTTCTACCTTCAGCTTGCCCAGCAGGGCGTCAAGGTCACCAAAGACCTTGCGGCCGATGCTGTCCACGTCGTAGCACTCGAGAACCCCCACGATCCAGTCCGCGAATACCTCGAGCATGTTGCAGACAATGTGCCACCTGTGCCCATCGAAACGCTTGCCACCGCATATCTCCGGCCACAAGACCAACCCGGCAGTCTTTATGACGCCATGCTTAAGGCCACACTCATCGCAGCTGTGCGCCGCATCTTTGAACCCGGCTGCAAGCACGACTCAGCCTGCGTGCTGATGGGGCCGCAAGGCTGCGGT